GGTATGACAAATAAAGTTTTTGAAATAAAAGCTAGTGCTCAAGATCCAATATCATTAAAGAAAAGAACAGACTACGCTACAGCTATATATGAAGATATGTTAGCTAAACCTTATTTAGAAGAATTAAAAACAAAATTAGGTTTGGATTTATACCAAAGTCCTAACCCTGCAGGTTTACCAGAAAATGAAGAAGAGTTAGATATGCACATGCAACTAACTTATAAGCACGCTGTAGAAATAGCTGAAGAAGAAGTTATAGATAATATATTAGCTAAAAATAAATTTGTTAATATAAAGAAAAGATTTAATTATGATTTAGTAACGTTAGGTATTGGTGCAGTTAAAACAAACTGGAACAAAGCTAATGGTATTACTATTGATTATGTTGATCCTGCAAGATTAATATTTTCTTATACAGAAGATCCAAACTTTGAAGACATATACTATGTAGGAGAAGTTAAGTCATTAACTATTGGTGAAATAGCTAAAGAGTTTCCTGATCTTACAGAAAGTGAATTAGATAAAATATCTAAACAAACAGGTAACAGAGATACTTTATACGGTTGGTCTACTTATGATCCTAATACTATACAAGTTTTATATTTTGAATACAAAACATACAACAGCCAAGTATTTAAAATAAAAGAAACAGACCAAGGTTTAGAAAAGTCATTAATAAAAGATGATAATTTTAATCCACCAGATTCTGATACGTTTTCTAAAGTGTCAAGAAAAATAGAAGTATTATACAAAGGAGCTAAAGTAATTGGTAACAATGAATTACTAAGATGGGAACTTGCTGAAAATATGACAAGACCTTTTGCTGACACTACAAAAGTAGAAATGAGTTACGCTATTGTAGCGCCAAGGATGTATCAAGGAAGAATTGAATCTATTGTTAGTAAAACTACTGGTTTTGCTGATATGATTCAATTAACACATTTAAAGCTACAACAAGTTATGTCTAGAATAGTACCAGATGGTGTATTTTTAGATATGGATGGTTTAGCTGAGGTTGATTTAGGTAATGGTACAAATTATAATCCAGCAGAAGCATTGAACATGTACTTCCAAACAGGTTCTATTGTTGGTAGATCACTTACTCAAGAAGGTTCACTTAATCAAGGTAAAGTACCTATTCAAGAATTAACTAGCTCTAGTGGTCAAGGTAAAATACAAAGTTTAATACAAACTTATCAGTATTACTTACAAATGATACGTGACGTAACCGGACTTAATGAAGCTCGTGATGGTAGTGATACAGATAAAAACAGTTTAGTAGGTTTACAGAAGTTAGCTGCTAATGCATCCAACACTGCTACAAGACATATATTAAACTCTAGTTTATGGTTAACGCTTAGAACTTGTGAAAACATTTCTTTAAAAGTGGCTGATTCACTAAATTATCCTTTAACTTTAAACTCTTTAAAAAGTTCTATATCTACTTACAACGTAGGCACATTGCAAGAAATACAAAATTTAAATATACATGATTTTGGTATTTACTTATCATTAGAACCTGAAGAAGAAGAAAAAGCACAGTTAGAACAAAACATACAAATGGCAATACAGCAAGGTGGCATAAACCTTGAAGACGCTATTGATATACGTCAAATTAAAAATTTAAAACTAGCTAATGATGTTTTAAAACAAAGACGTAAAAAGAAAGAAGCTAGAGAACAAGCTAACCAACAAGCTAACATACAAGCTCAAGCAGCAGCTCAAGCTGATTCAGCTGAAAAAGTAGCATTGTCAGAAGTACAAAAACAAGAAGCTATATCAGGTTCTAAAGTACAGTATGAGCAAGCTGTTAATCAAATGGAAATAGAACGTATGCAAATTGCTGCTCAAATAGAACAGCAAAAAATGGAGATCCAACATCAATATGATATGGCCTTAAAAGGTATGGATGTTCAAGCTATGGAGAAAAAAGAAAATATGATCGAAGATCGTAAAGACAAACGTAGCAAAATGGAAGCTACACAACAAAGCGAATTAATCAGTCAAAGACAAAATGATTCTTTGCCTAAAAACTTTGAAGAACCAGACATGGCATCTATGACGCCAAGTGTCTAATTATTAATTATTTAATTATATTATATTATGTCAGAAGAAACAAAAACAACCGAACCTGTTAAACAGGAAGGTGACTTTAAAATAAAGTCAAAAACAAAAGTAAAAAAATTTAGCAATAAAATAGATGAACCAGTAAAAGTTGATCTTACCAAAGATGCTAATGTAAAAATTGAAGAACCTATAAAGGTTGATTTAACTAAAAAACCAGAAGCAGATGCCATTCAAGTCGGAGAAACAGAGAAGGTGGATATGGGCGAACAAGCCGGAGATGGCAAGATCGTGGACGTTGGAGGAGACAAACCAGTTGAAGAGTCCAGCCCGATTATTGAAGAAATTCAAGAGGTGGGAGAAAAGCCGCTACCAAAACAACAAGAAATAACACAACCAACAAAGGTTGAACTACCAGATAATATAGAAAAACTCGTAGAGTTTATGAAAGAAACTGGTGGCACGATAGAGGATTACACAAGACTCAACGCTGATTATTCAAACGTTGATGAAAATACTTTATTAAAAGAATATTATAAAAATACTAAACCACATCTTTCGGATGATGATCTTACATTTGTAATGGAAGAAAATTTTTCGTTTGATACTGATTTAGATGAGGAGCGAGATATCCGCAAAAAGAAACTCGCAAAAAAAGAAGAAATTGCAAAAGCTAAAAAGCATTTAGAAGATTTAAAGGTTAAATACTACGATGAGATTAAGTTAAGACCATCGCAAAACCAAGATCAACAAAAAGCTGTAGACTTTTTCAATAGATACAACAAAGATCAAGAGTTAGCTACACAACAGCACGAAAGATTTATTAATGACACTAACACTTTATTCTCTGATGATTTCAAAGGTTTTGATTTCGAAGTTGGAGAAAAAAAATTTAGATATGGAATTAAAGATCCTAGTTCAGTTGCAGAAAATCAATCAAACATTAACAACTTCGTCGAGAAGTTCTTAGACACTGAAGGTAATGTTAAAGATACGAAGGGTTATCATAAGGCTATGTACGCTGCTCAAAATGTAGATCGTATTGTAAAACATTTTTATGAACAAGGTAAAACCGATGGAATTAAAAACGTAATGCAAAGTTCTAAAAATCCTACGCTAGATGCTCCGCGTCAAAGCGCAGGTGAAGATATATCATTAGGTGGTTTTAAAGTACGTGCTATAAATGGAGTAGATAGTTCTAAGTTGAAAATTAAAACAAGTAAATTTAACAATTAAAACAAACAATTATTATGGGTGTATTAAGTCCTCAATTTGGGAGTTTATTACCTTCGTTAACCACTCAACCTTTAGTAAGCAATTACTTAAATTTTAACAGTGGTGCAGGGAACGACTTCGCACAACAATATCTACCAGAAATTTATGAAGCTGAGGTAGAGCGTTATGGAAACAGAACGTTAGGTGGCTTCTTAAGAATGGTTGGCGCTGAAATGCCAATGATGTCTGATCAAGTAGTTTGGTCTGAGCAAAACAGATTACATATCAGTTATGATAACGTAGCTTGTTCTGCTGTAGGAGCAAACGGTGGTAACAGACTTACAATTGCTGCTGGTCAAGTAAATACAATATTTACTAACATGACTGTAGTAATCATGGATCCTGCTAATCCTGCGTTCACTGTAAAAGCTATTGTAGTTGCTACAGGAGCTAACGGTGCTGGTGGTGCTGGTGGTGTACAAAACTTTGATGTAATTCCTTATACTAGAGCTGCTGTTAACGCTGGAGCTGCAATTGGAGCGTCATTAAAAGTATTTGTATACGGTTCTGAATTTGGAAAAGGTTCTGTTGGTCCTGCTACAGGAGTAACTGGTCAATCTATCCAACCTCAATTAACTACGTTTAGTAACAAGCCAATCATAATCAGAGACAGATATGCTGTTTCAGGTTCTGACACTGCTCAAATCGGTTGGGTTGAAGTTGCTGGTGAAGACGGAACTTCTGGATACTTATGGTATCTAAAAGCTGAAGGTGAAACTAGAATGAGATTCGAAGATTACTTAGAAATGGCAATGATTGAAGGTGAATTAGCAAACGCTGTACAAGCTGCTGCAATTGCTGGAGCTGGGGTTAGTTTCCCTGCTGCTGCTGCTGCGCCTGCTGGTACAATAGGTACTGAAGGTTTATTCTCTGCTATTAATAATGGTGGTAATGTACTTTCTGGTTACGCTGGATCATTACAAGACTTTGATGCTGTATTAGAGAATTTAGATTCTCAAGGAGCAATTGAAGAAAACATGCTTTTCTTAGATAGAAAAACTGAATTATTATTTGATAACATGTTAGCACAACAAAACTCTTACGGAGCTGGAGGTACATCTTACGGTGTATTTGAAAACTCTGAAGATATGGCGCTTAACTTAGGATTCTCTGGATTTAGAAGAGGTTCTTATGATTTCTACAAAACATCGTGGAAATACTTAAACGACGCATCTACAAGAGGTGGTTCTTCTAACTTTGTTAACGGTGACAATATTGATGGTGTATTAGTACCAGCTGGTACTTCTACAGTATACGATCAGTTACTTGGAACAAATATTAGACGTCCTTTCTTACATGTAAGATATAGAGCTTCTCAAGCAGATGATAGAAGAATGAAATCATGGTTAACAGGTTCTGTTGGCGGTGCTCAAACTTCTAACTTAGATGCAATGGAAGTAAACTTCTTATCTGAAAGATGTTTATGTGTACAAGCTAGAAATAATTTCGTATTATTTACAGCTTAATATTTATGTAAAGGAAAAGGCGCTACGGCGCCTTGCCCTTTATTTTTTTTAACTATTTAATTATATTATATTATGTCAAAAACAAAAGAACCTAAAGTGAAAAACACTTGGGAAATAAAAGATAGAACTTATTTTTTAACAGGTGATAGACAACCTTTAACCTACACTATTAAATCAAGACACACAGAAAAATACCCTTTGTTATGGTTTGATAATGAAAAAAATGAGCAAAGAGCATTAAGGTATGCAACTAATCAAAACTCACCATTTATAGATGAGCAAAAAGGAGAAGTTACATTACAACACATAATGTTTAAAGATGGTACATTAATTGTGCCAAAAGAAAAACAAGCCTTACAAAAGCTTTTATCATTGTATCACCCAGATTTAAATGGTAGATATGCAGAATTAAAACCGCAAGCAATGGCTCAAGATGAGTTAGTTGATTTACAACTAGAACTTCTAGCTTTAAATGCTGCAAAAGAAATGGGAGTAGAACAAACAGAAGCAATATTAAGAGTTGAATTAGGCTCAGGTGTTTCAGAGTTATCTTCTAAAGAATTAAAAAGAGATTTAATGTTATTTGCAAAAAGAAATCCACAGCTATTTATTGAATTAGCTAAAGATGACAATGTAATGTTAAGAAACTTTGGTATCAATGCCGTTGAAGCAGGTATTATAAGTTTATCTCAAGATCAAAGAACCTTTACTTATGGTTCAAACAAACGTAAATTATTTACAATACCGTTTGATGAAAACCCTTATTCAGCTTTAGCTGCATGGTTTAAAACAGATGAAGGTGTAGAAGTTTATAAAACTATAGAGAAAAAAATCTCTTAATCTGTAATACTAATATAGGGCTCGTTTACTCGGGCCCAATATTAAAATAAATATATTAGAATGGCAATAAACGTAGACACTGTTTATAAAACAGTTTTATTAATACTTAATCAACAACAAAGAGGATATATGACACCTGACGAGTTTAACAAAGTTGGAACTCAGGTGCAATTAAATATATTTGAAAAATACGCTGATGATTTAAACCAACAATATCGTATGCCACAAAATGACACGAGCTATGCTAATCGTGTTAAAAACATTGAAGACAATTTGCAGTTCTTCCAAAAAACTGGTGCTACAACTTATGTAGGACCACATTTTACATTAGCACCTACAGACATATATAGACTGGGTTCTGTGATTTTTAATGGCACGGAATTAACACAATACTCTCAAAGAAGTGAAATAACACAACTATTACTTTCTCCACTTACACAACCTACTAATGATTTTCCTGTTTATTTATATGAGCAAGATTTATTATATTTATACCCCACAACAATACAGGCAGGTGTTACTATTTCTTATCTTAAAAAACCTGCAGATATAAACTGGGGTTATGTAGCTGGTACTCTTGGTCAATTTTTATATAACGCTGGTACGTCAGTAAATTTTGAATTAAGTGTTACTGAGCAAACAAACGTTATAACTAGAATATTAGCTTATGCAGGGGTTATAATAAATGATCCTACTATTATACAAGTAGCAGCGCAAGAAATAGCACAAGAAGAACAAAATTCAAAAACATAAAACATGGCAAGACCTGATGGTGGATTAATCCAAGAAACAAATTTACAATATTACGCGGGTGCGCAGATTATATATACTTCAGTTGCCGCAACTACTGTTTATACGTTTACATTTAACACAGCGTTAAGTCTAGGTAGCGCCACAAGTTGGAATCCTAATGATCCTGATTTTACGTTAAATAACTTTAGAATATACACTAGTCCTAATGGTATATCTAATTGGACAGAATTTATAACTACGTTTACTTTGGTTGTAGGATCTACTGGCAGTGTAATAACTTTAGGCGCAGGTCAACCAATTGGTACTTATGTAAAAGTTCAATTAAAAGAAGGCGCTGTTCAAAACAATTACGGTGGCTATGAGTATATAAAATTAAAAGATATTATAAATAATTTTATGGTTGCTTATGTTGGCCAAGATAAACTTATACCTAATGTAAGAAGAAGCGATGTTATATTTCATGCTAAACGTGGTTTACAAGAATTTAGTTATGATACTTTAAAAAGTATTAAAGCTCAAGAGTTAAGTGTTCCACCTAGTTTAGCTGTAACAATACCACAAGATTATGTCAACTACGTTAAGTTATCTTGGATAGATGGTCTTGGTGTTAAGCACACTATATATCCAACACAATTAACTAGTAGTCCTTCTAATGCTCCGATACAAGATAATCTTGGTAATATAATACAAGATAATTTTGCAGAAAATGTAGACGGAACTTCTATAACAAATGAAAACTGGAAAAACGCAAACCCTAATTTAATAACAGGTTTAAACCCTGTTAACTCTACTAACCCACTTGTGTTTATGAATGATTGGTGGGGTGAAAGTTCTTGGGGATTTGGTGGATGGTATGGTCAAAGATATGGAGGTGATCCAGTTAACATGCAAGTTAATGGTTGGTTTAATATAGACGAAGCAAGAGGTACGTTTAATTTTTCTAGTGATTTAAATGGTAAGTTAATAATGTTAGAATATATATCTGATGGTTTAGCTTATAATCTAGATAGTAAAGTACCTAAAATGGCAGAGGATGCAATGTATGCTCATTTAAACCATGCAATACTTTCAACTAGAGCAAACACACAAGAATACATAGTACAAAGATACAAACAAGAAAGATACGCTAAACTTAGAAACACTAAAATAAGATTGTCTAATATTAAATTAGATGAAATAGTGCAAGTGATGAGAAATAAATCTAAATGGATTAAATCATAATACATGGCAGAAATTAAAAATACCTTTTTAAAAGGTAAAATGAATCAAGATCTTGACTCTCGATTACTGCCAAACGGTGAGTATAGAGAAGCTATAAACTTAATGATTAGTAGATCAGAAGGATCAACTGTTGGTGAGTTTGAAAATGTTTTAGGTAACACTTCTGTATCTAATTTAAATGGAGACAATGCGGTTATAATAGGTCACTATGTAAATGAAACAACTAACAAAGTTTATTTGTTTGCTACTAGCTATAATAATGTAGACGGTGTAAGATCTACAAGCGCTGATAATTTTATATATGAACTAGACCTTAATACTAACGTAAAAAAGACTTTAGTAACAGGTGGATTTTTAAATTTTAATAAATCTTTTCCTATGTTAGGAGTTAATCTTGTAGAAGATTTATTGTTTTTTACAGATAATTTAAATCAACCTAGAAAAATAAACATATCTCTAGCTAATCCAGGTAACATAACAACGCCAACTCATTATCAAAATGAAGATCAAATATCTGTAGCTAAGTACGCGCCATGCGAACCTATAATAGTTTTTGATAGAATTGTTACAAATTTAAACGGCGCTGTCTCAGCGTCAAAAACAATTACACTAGCTAGCGCAACTGGTGTTAAAATAGGTGATACAATAGCCCCATATGATACTATTGCTCCTTCTTTATTTCCAAGTCCTGCATCTCAATGGAATAAAGCTAATTACATTGTTGCTATAGTCGGTAATGTTTTAACTTTGTCAGAACCAATGACTGCTCCAAATAATTTTAAATTAGTTGCGCAAAGACCTACGATGACAAACAAAACATCAGAACTTTTATCTAACGGTATTAAAACTTCATTAACTGTTGCTGCTGGTCCTGTTTATAGTATATTAGTAGACTCTACAGCTGATTCACCAAATATAATACCAAAAATAGGAGACATAATAACTGGAACTAATATACCTGTAGACACAAGCATAATAACCGCTGTGGCTAGCTATGGTGGATTAGACACGATTAAATGGACGTTAACTTTTTCAAAAACAATAACAGCAACAAACGGCACTGTGGTTAAAATTGGTGTAAACCAAGATTACGATAACGCTTGGAAAGGTGATGCCGCTTTTTTAGAAGATAAGTTTGTAAGGTTTAGCTATAGGTTTAAGTTTGAAGATAACGAGTATTCTTTAATGGCGCCTTTTAGTCAGCCAATGTTTATACCTAAACAATATAGTTCTTTTGGAGCTGGTAAAAACACTTTGACTACAGACATGGATAATGCTTACAAGTCAACGATTTTAAATTGGTTTGAAAACAATATTGAAAATATTGTATTAAAAACACCTATGCCTTATTCTAGTCCTGCTTTAAATATATCTAATCTTCTTATAACAGATATTGATTTGTTATATAAAGAGTCAGATGCTTTAGCTGTAAAGGTATTAGACACTGTAGACGTTACATCATTACCAAACCAATCAACAAATTTTCCAAGTTTACCTTTTAAAGATCCTGTTAATGGAGAAGTTGATACTTATTATTACTCTTATGACTACGCTTCAAGTAAACCATATAAGACATTACCACAAGGTCAAACTACTAGAGTGTATGACAAAGTACCAATAAAAGCTTTAGCGCAAGAAATGATAGGCAACAGAGTTGTTTATGGTAATTACGTAGACAAACACAGTGGTCCTGATTCAATACCTTTTAGCGCGTTGGTTGATAAAAAAAGACCATATAATTATAATTTTGTTCAATACCCTTATCATAATTTAAAACAAAATAGAACGTACCAAGTTGGCTTTGTGTTATCAGATAGATATGGTAGGCAGTCAGATGTTATATTATCATCTTATGATAATTTAGATGGCACACAAGGATCTACTGTTTATTCTAACTACAATACTTATAATGAACAAAACGCTGACCCTATAATTAATTGGTTAGGAGACACATTACAAGTTAAAATAGACAGTACAATAGGTACTGAAACTGGCACATCTTTTCCAGGACAACCTGGAGTTTGGAATGCAACAACTAATCCTTTGGGTTGGTATTCTTACAAAGTAGTTGTCAAACAACAACAGCAAGAGTATTACAATGTTTATTTACCAGGCTTTGTAAATGGTTTACCTATAACAGGAAGTGAAGATGAAAACGATACTTCTTTTTCAGTTTTACTTAGCGATAATATAAATAAAGTACCTAGAGATTTACAAGAAGTTGGACCAACAGATAGAGAATATAGTAGTGGTGAGCTTTTATATATTAGAGTAAACAATCCTAACATAAACGGTAAAGCAGGTAGACCTTATGGTTACCCATTAAAATTTACACCTTGGAATAAACAATATTTTCCAGGTTTTGAAGATCAAGAAGTGTTATCTATAGCAACAATTAGAGACATGGAAATAGCAGCAATACCTTTTGTTAGTAATGCTCCTCAAGGAGATTATGGTCAAGTTGGATCGCTTGTTACTGGTAGCAATACAACTCCTGTTAGTATTGGGTCAATACCATGGGGTGTGTCTCCAGTAGCTCAACCTTTTTATAATTCTGATTTAAATCCTTTTGCCATAAAAATAGATACTACTGCAAATGGAAAAGTTGCTTTAAATGCTATTGATGTTCCTACTGTGCCAGGTGGAGTTGGAGCAATAACAAATTCAAACGCTTTAGGTGTTGCAAACATTCAAAGCATGGTACCTTTTTTAAGCGTAGCTGAAACTAAACCAGTATATTCTTTGTTAGAAATTTTTTGGGAAACATCTTTACAAGGAAAACTTAATACTTTAAATAGTTTAATAAATTCACAAGAACCTGGAATAACATCTTTAACTAGTTCTTCTGCTTCTTTTTTAGAAAGCGCTGTTGCTGGAACAAAAATAGGGCAAAGTATAAGTTTTATAACAGGCGGTGGAACAACAGTAACTGATAACAGTTTGTTAAATGTTACTTTAGAATCTGCTTTTACACAAGATAATTCTAGTAATGATGTAAAAAGTTTATTTACATTAACTCACTCAGGTTCAGACGCTGCTTATGATTTAGATACCGCTGGTCCTACTTTTTGGTACGGAACAGGTACAGCTAACACGCCGTCAAACGGTATATATAATATTACTATAAAAGTAATATACACGCCACCAGGAGGAGTTTCTTACACAAGTTACATGTCTTATATAGCTACTTTACAAAATGTAGCACCTACATTTGACGACTGTTCTAATCCAACTGGAATAGAATCAACAACAACAACAATAAAAACTTTTACTGCAAAAAATGGAAGTGCTTATGTTGTTAATCAAACACAACAATTAACTTTTGATTTAGATCCATCTCAAGCTAATTACTCACTAATTAATTCTCAATTTAATATGAGCACTGGTGGCGTGTTAACTGTAAACCCTAATGTTTTAGTAGATTTAACAACGTATACGGTTGTAGCAAGAGTAAGAGATGTAGACGGGGCAGGGTTATCAACTACTTGTTCTATAAGTTTTACTGTTGGTATTCAACATGTTAATAGAGTTATATGTGAAGGAAGAGAAGGTACAACTCCTACTGATTGTGGTAAAAGTCTTCAAACAGTGTTTTTAGTGTCAGCATCAACCCCTACGTTTAGTTGGCCAATAACAGTTCAGTCTCAAGCAAATCCTAACGTTAACATTTCTTTTCCACAACCAAATTTTAACTACAACGCTAGAGCTAGTTACACCGCGGCTGGAACACCTACAACAGGTGCGTTAACCCAAGGTGTTATGTTTTTAAAACCAACTTTAACATCAACCTTGTCTCCAGGTGGTGGTTCAGTAACAGTATACTACACGATACAACGTAGAGACGCTGGAACAACAACTTGGTCGCAAGCTGTAGATACTAGCAACAATGTTATAAACGCTATACCGTTATCTGCTTCAAATGGAACTCCTGATAGTGATACAAAAAACTTTAGTATTCCTGGAGAATACAGAGTAGTATCAACAAATATAAGTGGAGAAGGGTGTAGCGCCGGTAGTGGTACAGCTGCTTTCTTTGTAGACTTTGGAGATGCTACTTATTCAAGTGGTGCTTGCACTGGTCCACTGTAATAATCAATAAAAACAAGTAATTAATATAATATGCCATTAACACTAGAAGTTTCTTATTTTAACTCATACTATGTGAAGAGATTAGCCGATGTGCCTTATATTCCTAGTGTGGCAATTACTAGAAACGCTACATCATCTGCTACTATTGCGGCTGGTCAACCTGTTACTTTTTCTAGTAGCTCGTTTCCTGTGGTTGTTGGTATGTTTGTAACTGGATCTGGAGTAACTGTTCCAACTAAAGTAGTAACCGTTACTAATCAAACTACTTTTAGACTTGATAAAGCTATTACTACAACTAATCTAGCTGTTTATACTTTTGGTTATGATTGGTCAGGGCCTCAAGCGTCCAACCCAGATGAAGATTGGTATATAGAAGAATCACGCATTAGAGGAGGTTATAATAACACATCCACTGATTACGGTGTAAAAGCATATATAGTTGAAGAACAAGATGCTCAGACGCGTAGAGAGTCATCTCTTATATACTCTGGTATATTTAATTCAAGAACAGGTATAAACAACACAAATCAATTTAGCGTAGCAGAAGAAATAACTAGAAGTGTAGACCCAATAAGTGGATCAATACAAAAGTTATTTGCTGAAGACACTAACTTACTTATATTTCAAGAGCGTAAAGTTAACAACGCTTTAATAGATAAAGATGCTATATTCACAGCCGAGGGTTCTGCTATAACAACATCAGGTAAATTAGTTATAGGCCAAATAACGCCTATAGCTGGTAACTGGGGCATAAGTCAAAATCCAGAATCATTCGCATCATATGGTTATATGAAATATTTTGTAGATAAAAACAGAAACGCTGTATTAAGATTAGCAGGTGGTAATATAACAGAAATATCAAACTATGGTATGATAGATTTCTTTAGAGATACATTATCTTCTGTTACTAGTACTGGTGTTATTTTAGGTGCTTTTGATAATTATACACAAAACTATGTTTTATCTATACAACCTAATAATAGATACGAACCAGACGGAACTTTATACAAAACACTAAGCTTTGATGAAAGAAGTAAAGGTTGGACAAGCTTTTTTACTTACAAACCTGACGCTATGTTTAGCTCACAAGGTTATTTTTATTCAGCAAAAGATTACGGCGATGCTAGTAATATATATAAACATAACACAAATTTAACTAGAAATAGTTTTTATGGCCAACCAATACAACCATCATCTATACAGTTTGTATTTAACCCTTCGCCAAACAATGTTAAGACATTTCAAACAATAAATTATGAAGGAACTAGTGGTTGGGAAGTTACTTCTTTTCTTTCTGACGAAACAGGTTTTAACTCTGTTGGTGGAAATTGGATTAACTATGCTGACTCGATTGTTGAAGGTACTGGAAACACTCAATATAGAAAAATATATAGTTATCAAGAAGGGGCTTATACACAAAACGGTGTTCAGTATAGAGCAGGATTTGATAGAAAACAAAATAAATACATGGCAGTTATACCTAATAACACACAAACAACCTTGCAAAATGCTTTGCCAGGTCAAGTTATTTTTGGAAACCAATCATCAGGTATAAAAGCTTATTACGCGACAGTTACTATGAAGACAGATGCAACTACAAATCCTAATGGATTAAAAGAGTTGTTTGCTGTAAGTAGTACTTTTGCACCAAGATAATTAATTAAAACAAATAGATATGCCAGCAATAGCAGCGATAGGAGCAGCAGTAAAAATAGGTGGAGCTATCTTTGGAGCAGGAAGAGCTAAGCGAGAAGCTAGACGACAAAGAAAAAGAGCAAGAGCCTTAAACAAAAAAATAAATCATTTGGAAGCAAATAGACAAGACGTTATAAATCCTTATGACCAAGTAACAAGTTTAGCTGGTATGGCTACAGACTTATCTAGCACTATGTCTAATCCTATGGCTAACTTATCTGTTGCAACAAAAGCTGCTGAAATGCAAATAGAACAAGCAGACATATCTTTAGCAAATACTTTAGATACGTTAAGAGCTACAGGGTCTGGAGCTGGCGGAGCAACTGCTTTAGCACAAGCTGCTTTACAAAGTAAAAAAGGCGTTGCTGCTAGTATAGAAGGTCAAGAAAAAGCTAACGAAGATAAAAGAGCAGCTGGTGAAGAAAGACTAGAACAAAGAGTTGCTGCAGAAAAACAAAGAATACAACGTATTAATATTAGTGAAGGCGCAAGAGAACAGCAAGCGTTTGCACAAGGAAGAAATATTGAATTTCAAACTCAAGAAAATAGAGATAATACTAAATTAAGTAGACTGTACGGGCAACAACAACAAGCGCAAGGAGCTGCTGCTGCAGCTAGACAATCAGAAACATCAGCAATTATGGGTGGCATAAACGCTTTAGGTGGCGCTATTGGTAGTGGTGCTTTTGGTGGTTTAGGTGGTGGGGCATCAGCTGCGACAAGCGGCGGTGGAACAGGACTAGGCGGTACTTTTACTTCCCCATCTGGAACAGGTCAGTTTAGTAGTCAAATAAGTGGTTTTACACCTAGCAGTTCAGGTTCTTACAGCATAGGTCAATACGGAACTGATACTTCAAGCATGTTTGGGGGATAACAATAAATTAATAAAATGGATAAAATACAAAACATAAAAAAGAATTTATTAATTAAACAGATTAATCAAAGTGATGCTATAGCTTACAATAAAAGTTTTTTGCAAAATCCTGTTGACTCTAATTTTAATGTATTACGAGCTTTTGAAGGTACAGAAAAAGAATACGCTAGATTAGAACTTGCTATTAAAGATGGTAAATGTGAAGAACAGGGTTGTCAAATGGAAATGGATAGATTACAATATCTAACTAATGCTCCTACTATATTTATGGATTTTATGGAAAACGTCATGGGTGAACTTGCTGTTACGGACGAAGAAAATTTTGATCCTAATAACAATGCTGATTATACTGTAGCAAATTGCATGTTAAATGACAGGCCAGGTTTTACTAAAACTTCTGGTTACGATATTGAACTTATATTACTAGGTGATGGATCACAGCAATTAACGTTTACTGGTCCTGGTTTTTACGAACCATTAATATTAAACAGCTCTAGTTTACAAATATTATTAGACAGCGGAACGTTTTTAATTGCATCAACACCTAATATAGGTAAGATGATGTCTAGATTATTAACTGAAGTAAATGTATTTAGCCCTGAAATGGTAAATGCTGAAACAGAAGAGTTAATGCCTAATGCTAAAATAAGTGAAGAGTTTGTTATAATGACACCACAAGGGGAGCCTGATTATGAAATTATAGATATAGGCGGTGGCAAAGGCAGAAACGTATTTAGATATGACATGGATAAAATTGAAAGAAAAGTAACTCCATTTATAAACGCTGAAGTTGCAGGTCTTTTAGATAGCGAACAAGAAGCTATAGCTGCTTGGAATATGTATATAAGTAAAGGTACTAGCGAAGAAGAAGACGATCAAATGGTACAAGACGCTAACGCTTATGGATCTAGTTGGTCATACGAAACTGACCTACCGTTGTCACAAGATAAAAAAGTTTTATTCATGAAAAAATATAAAGAGTATTTTATGAAAAACTATTTAGTACAATTTACAACTAATCAATTACCTAGCGTGCAAGCTGACGCTGCTGTATTTGATATGGCTGAAATGAAAAAAGCCAAGGCACAAAAATTTATAGACGATAATAATTTAAATTAATTTAAATGACATTACTAGAATATATAACAGACCTACAGTCTCAAGGTTTATCAAGCGAAGAAATATTTGCTAAAGCTCAAGAATTTAAAGGCAGAACAAAACCTGAAGAAGTTGAAGAAGTAAAGACAGAAGTTGTTGCAGACCAGACGGGTGCAGCTGTAACAACTACAACAGAAGAAGCATCCGATACGGCTTTAGGATTGGAAGATGGTTCTTTGGCTTTACAACCATCGCTTAGCAATAAACAAGGTTTTGGTAGCAGACAATTTATGTCTGATGCCATGAATAATATTGAAACTGATTTTACAGGTAAGTTTAGATCTATAAAATTAACACCTGAGCAAAAAGAACAAAACGCTAAAGTTAAAGAATTTACAAAAATAGCAAAACCTGGCGAGTCTTATGGAGAGTTTGATGATACGTATGATTATAAGTATGAAGTAAAAGATGGTAACGTAAAGTATTATCAAAAATTAAAAACTGACACTGAGTTTACAGAAGCCACTAAAGAAAAAGGTGATTTAATGGGTGTAGCTACTGTTTTTGGTCACGCTGATGTAGACTTAGAAAAATTAAAAAGAGATAAATTAGCTAAAAAAAATTACGATAAAGACTTTACTAATTATGTTTCTAATCTTCAACTTAATGAAGAGGAAGTAGAAACTAATTTACAAGATAATATTAATAAGATGCTTGAGTTTCAAAAAAAACAAAAAGGTCTTACAAGCGAACAAAGAGTACAATTACCAGCGTTTGAATATAATAATTTATCTTTAGAAGATAAAATAACTAAAGAAATTAAAGATAATAATTTAAATAAAGAGTTTTCTTTTGTTGAATATAAAGATTTACCTTTTGATGATAAGTTTGGTATAGCTGAAGATTACGATGGAGATCCTGCTATGATCACAGTTGGAAACGCTTATAATTTTGGAAAGCTAAGTAAAGATGTTAAAAACCTTAATGTTGATGATTTTTTTGGTTATTTAAAAGAAAAAGGATTAGCTGATCAATATACTAATGATGTAAATGATTTTGATGGTGACAAGTACGGAGTGCTAAACAGAAGAGGAGACGCTAAGTTTCAAGAAAATCAAGAGCTAGGTAGACAAAGAGATTTAAGTAATTATTTTAATCAATATTTAAATAAAAAAACACAAGATTATAATACACAACTTCAATTAAATTGGATAAAAAATAATCCAGAAGCTGTTGGCAAAACTAATTCTTTAGAAGAGGCAAAAAATAAAGCTCAAAAATATTTCTTAAAAACATATGGTGTTAAAGAAATACCTTTATTTAATCCTAGTGAAATAAAAGCTTACAAAGAAAAAAACTTTCCTAAATTAGTTGAAAATGAAAAACAACAAGTGTTGTTAGCTAAAGAAGAAAAAAGACAAAGAATAAAAGACAATAATTTAGAAGGTAGTTTTGACACCATTGATAATAGTATAGAAGCAATAAGCGATACTGTTCGCGGTAAATTAAAAGAATCAGCTTATGTATTTGGCGATTTGTTTGGTTTAGATGGTATGAGCGCTTTAAAACTTGTTGAAAATGAAAAAGACATATTAGACCAAGCAGATGATTTAAGTTTTTTTTATGCTAAAGGTAAAGTAGCAAAAAGTGGAGAATATAATTATGTTAGAGATGACGCAGGTATTATATACAATACAGATTTAGGTATAATAGAAACAACTTTATCTGAAGATGAGTTAGAAAAAATAAACAAAGACATAGACGAAAACGGCGAAGATGGATCAGATTATAATTTTAGAGGCGGCGTTGAGGCTGGAGCAGGCCTAGTGGCTGGTTTAGCATATGATATAGCTGGTATGTACGGTGTAGGTAAATTTACTCAAGCAACTAAATTAGGTAAAGTTGTTAGTGCTGTTAAAATGAACCCTAGCACTTTTAGTCAAATGGCTTATTATGGTTTTAGTGGGTATGCTAGTACTAAAAAAGATACATATCAATCATTAATTGATGCTGGTATAACTGATGATGAAGCAGAAAAAATATCAGATGAAGCTGCTGTTGCTGGAGGGTTATGGTATTCTGTAACAGGTTTAGTTGCTCCTAATAACGCGTATCTAAATACATTTCAAAATAGACTAGGATTAAATAGCATGTATAAAAATGCTTTAAATGCTTATAAAAAAACTAAATCACCTAGTTCTTTTACAAGTTCTTTAATGAAAAGTTTTAAAAACAAAATACCTACTACAGAGTCTGCTTTAAAAACAGTTAGAGGTGGTTTTCAAGAAGTTGGACAAGAAAATATACAAGAAGGAGGTCAAAAAAAGTTTATAAATGCTTTTGTTAATTATAGAGCTGGTGAAGATATTTTAAATACTGACTATACTTTCCAAGATTTTTGGAGAACTAGTCTTTTATCTTTTGGCGCTGGTAGCGCTATGGTTGGTGTAGAAACTAGATACCAATCTCCAAAAAAACAATTGCAAAATTTATTTTACGTAGGTTCTAATTATGACGCTGTAAAGTCTAGATTAAATACCGATGTTATAAATGGAAACATAAGTCAAGCTAACGCTGATAAACTTTTGTTTGATGGAAAAGCTGTATACAATCAATCTTCAGGAATACCATCAGGCACAGATCCTTCTATAGCTTTACCTTCATCTATATTAATGCAAGAGATATCTGATTTAGAAAATAAAAAGAAAAACTTAGACCCTGCTTTTCATGCTGATGTTGATGCTGAAATTAAATTAAAGAAAACAGAATTAAATAACATAGCCTCTCAAAAATTAGATAAAGGCGCAGATATTATAGCTGGTCAAGTTGGCACTGAAGTTAATGCCTACAAAACAACTGCTGAGGTTGAAACAAAAGTAAATGAACTAATTGCTAATGGCGCTGAAGTAGACGAAAAAGCATCTACTAACTACGGTACGTTTCTAAAAATTAAAGATCCTGAGACTGGTGAGATAAGAACTGAAATAGTAGTAAATCAAGAAATAGCAGCTGAAGATAGAGTTATAACTACAAAACAACATGAAGTTTTACACGCTGTATTAAATCAAACTTTTTCTAAAAACCCTGAAGTAGCTGTAAGTGTAGGAAAAGATTTAATAAACCAATTAAAACTGGATGTTGCTAGTGGTAAAATAGAGTTTAAAACTAAAGAATTTGAGACTCGTTTAAATGCTTATATTAACGATCCTGATTATGACAACCCTAGTACTTTAGAAGAAGCTTTTACTTTATTAAGTGAAGGTTTAACTGAAGGTCACATTGTTATAAACGAAACTACTGGTAGTAAAATTGGTAATTTTATACGTAGAGCATTAAGTGCTTTAGGTGTTAAAGCTAATTTTAAAAACGGAACGGATGCTATAAACTTTATAAAAGATTATAATAATTCTGTGGCTAAAGGAAAAGGACTTAGTTTAGGTCAATTAAAAACAGCTAAAACAGGTGCTGAAATAGATCAAGACATTGATAAATCTATTGTAGACACTGATATAGAAGCTGTTGATTTACCAACAACTAAATCTTCAAAAAGAAAATTACCAGCAGATACACAGACTTATATGGAGCTAGACAACGATGTCTTACAACAAGGTTTAATATCTGAAATACAAAATGAAGGCTCGAATCAATTTACTATAGCCCAAGCGATTGTAGAAAAAAACTGGCCTTTAATAAGTAAGTCTTTAGATATAAAATCTGAAGCAGAGATGGATGCGGCAAAAGAAGTTGTTATTGATCAAATGTTAGGGCAATTTCAAGGTTCAGGTAACGGTAAGTACTCACCTAGAAACACAAGTGCTTTAGCTGGTTTTTCATTAGATCCAGATGGCGATACTCCATCTGCTCAAGTTAATACTTACTTAACTAAAACAATTAAAATAAGAAAACCTGAAATTGATTTAGCTATAAAAGAAAGAACAGGATTATCTTCAGAATTAAACACAAACACATCAGAAGAAGTTGCATCTGTAACTACAGAAACAGAAACTGTTAAAGCTAAAAAAAGTCCAAAAGGTGATGCTATATATAATTCTGTATTACAAGAAAATTTAGGATCTGACGTAGCAACCGCTGTAGACACGGCTATTGAAACAGATCTTTTAAACATGAACGTTGGTGATAAATTTGCTAAAACAAATAAATTAGGCCCAGCATTAGGTAAAGTATTAGGAAAAGCTTTTGGTTTAAATCCTGAAGTATTTACTATTAAGTCTAGAAATATAGCAAAAAAAGATTTAAAAGGATTAACAAACTTAAGACAGTATTTAACAGCTAACGCTCAGTCCGACTTTAGTAATCTTCCAGATGCTTATGATAGTTCTGGTAAATCTACTTTTATACCTAATTCTATTTTAGAATCTTTATACATTAAAGACGGTAAAGGTAAATGGAAGCTAGACTCAAGCAAAACACTTACTGATTATAAAAACTTAATAGGTTCTGTAAACACAGATAAACCAATATACAGATCAAAAGATGCTACTATAGCTAAAGCTTTAGCTGGATTATCTTTTAGAAACAAAATGTTTGAAACAGCTGTACCAGATCCTATTAAAAGAAAAACCACAGGAGTTAAATTTAGTAAAAGAAAAGGTTCAGAGACTATTAATGAAACTAAAGACTCAAAAGCTGATTATGCTAAGTTACCTATAACTGATTTTAAAAGAATAAATTCAAAAGGAAAAGAAATAAAACAAACTCAATACGATAGAAATAGTGATGAGTTTATAAAAATGCAAGAAGATTTAGGTGAGTTTTTTAAAGATAACCCTGAATTAGTACCGTTTTTTAGAACAGGAATGACTGGAACTAAACAAACACACACTTTTGGAGAGGTTGGTATATTTGATTCTGTTTTTCCAGGTCTTTTATCGAAACTACCAGTTAATAGAAAAAAATACAACGTTGCTTTAAAACCTAATAAAAAATTAATACAAGGAGTTTTAGAAAATGTAAACGCAGATAATAAAATAAAGCTTGCTACTTTAGAAAACATATTTTCTAGTATTGAAACTTTTTTAAAAAAACCTAAAAATAAAGACAAAGAATATATATTTAGACAATGGTTAAAAGACGGCACAAAAGATCAAAACCATCCCTTAAGATTTTTAGCGCCATTTGGTTTTTATCCTGTTAATTTAAAAACAGGTGAATTAAATACTACGGACCAAACAACAGAAGAACATTCAGAGCCTGCTGTACAAGTAGGAAGACAATTATTAAACGCAGCTATTGAAGGAAATTTATCTAACGTGTTTCCTATAGTAAAAGCTAGCTACATGCAAGGACCTTTAAATAGGATAGAAGATTTATCTTTAAAAAGATCTGGTTATAATGATAAAATGCCACAAGAATATTATGACTCTGTAATTCCTTTAATTGAAAGTGGAAAACTAGATTTTTTACCTGACGGCATGGCATCAATGATAAGGTACAGTATTGATAATACTATAAATCCTTTTGCTTATAAAATAGCTGGAAAAAACATTACAATAGGTGAGTTATTTGTAGGTAAACCTACTGTGTTTGATGGACTTAAAGGGCAAGATTTAGAAGTTACGTCTAATATAGCTAAAGCAAGAGCAAATGAATTAATTACAGCTGTGTTAACAGGTGAAATAGATTTAAAACAAGCAAAAGCAGATTTTAAAAGTTATCAAAAAATTATACCTAGCGAAGTAAACGCTTTTAATTCTAATAACGAAACAAACGGAGCTAAAACAGAACAAGCCGCAACAACTGAAGAACAAATTGAAATACTTGAAAACTATGACAAAGCTGCTGACAAAGCTAGACAACTTAATAGTAAAAGAAAAGGTATAAGTATATTTGATTTTGACGATACATTAGCTAAAACAAAATCTAACGTAATTGTTACAATGCCTAGCGGTGAAGTTTTAAAACTAAGTGCTACAGAGTTTGCTTCTCAAGCTGAAGATTTAGAATCACAAGAAGCTAATTTTGATTTTAGTGAGTTTAACAAAGTGGTTAAAGGCAAAAAAGGACCATTAGCTGATCTAGCGTTAGCTCGTCAAGGTAAATTTGGTAGCGATAATATATTTGTATTAACAGCAAGGCCACAACAATCAGCTTTTGCTATCAAAACATTTTTAGATGGTATAGGTTTAAATTTACCATTAAGCAATATAACAGGTTTAGAAAATGGTTCAGCTCAAGCTAAAGCAAACTGGGTTGTAAGCAAAGCTGCTGAAGGATACAATGATTTTTATTTTGCTGACGATGCTACTCAAAATGTAAAAGCTGTAAAAGAAGTTTTAAACCAAGTTGACGTTAAGTCAGACGTTCAATTAGCTAAAGCTAGTAAAAGAAAAACTTTTGACAGAGTGTTTAATAATATATTAGAAAGCTCTACAGGTATAGAAACTTTTAAGGAATATTCAACAGCAAGAGCTCAAACTGTTGGTGCTACAAAAGGTAGATTTAGTTTCTTTACAACGCCTTCTGCAGAAGATTTTGTAGGTTTACTGTACAAGACGTTAGGTAAAGGTAAAGTAGGAGACGCTCAGTTTCAGTTTTACAAAGACAATTTAATTGATCCTTATAATAGAGCTGAAATAGCTGTTACTAAAGCCAAGATAGCTGCTGCTAATTCATTTAAAGCTCTTAAAACTAATTTAAAAACATTACCTAAGTCATTATCTAAGCAAACAGGTATTGGAGGTTTTACATTTGGTCAAGCTGCTAGAGTTGCAGTATGGACTAGACAAGGCATGGAAGTTCCTGGTTTATCTAAACGTGATTTAAAAGAATTAAACGATTTTGTAAACAACAACTCTGAGTTAAACGTGTTTGCAGACGAGCTAGTTAAAATACAAAAAGGTAAACCTTATCCTAAACCTGGTCAAAACTGGTTAGGTGGTAATATTACTAGTGATATATTAAATGATATTAATAAATCTAATAGAAAAGAATATTTACAAGAGTGGCAAGAAAATGTTGATATAATATTTTCCGATAAAAACATGAATAAACTAGAAGCTGCTTATGGTCCTAAATATGTAGAAGCTTTACGTGATCAATTAGCTAGGATGAAGTCAGGTTCTAATAGGCCAATAGGTGGCTCTAGAATAGTTAATCAATTATTAGATTGGTTAAACAATTCTGTTGGTGCCGTTATGTTCTTAAATACAAGATCTGCTGTACTACAAACTTTATCAGCTGTAAACTTTATAAACTTTGGTAATAACAATATATATAAAGCAGGTAAAGCTTTTGCTAATCAGCCACAGTTTTGGAAAGATTTTAAAACATTAATGAACTCTCCTTATTTAGTGGAAAGACGTAATGGTTTAAAAATAAACGTAAGTGAATCTGAAATAGCAGATGCTGTAGCAGAGAGTTCTAACAAAGTTAAATCAGGTATAAGCTATTTGCTTAATAAAGGTTTTATATTTACAAGAATAGCAGATAGTTTTGCTATTGCTTCTGGTGGTGCTACTTTTTATAGAAATCAACTAGACGCTTACCTTAAAAATGGCATGTCGCAAAAAGAAGCAGAAAAAAGAGCGTTTGATGATTTTTACGCTATCGCAGAAGAAAACCAACAGTCTAGTAATCCTAGTAAAATATCACAACAACAAGCTTCAGGTGCTGGTCGTGTAGTTTTAGCATTTGCTAACACACCAATGCAGTATGCCCGCATAATAAAAAGAGCTAGTCAAGATCTTATAAACGGTAGGGGTGATTGGAAAAGCAATGTGTCTAAAATAGTTTATTATGCCGCAATACAAAATATAGCTTTTAATGCTTTACAAAATGCTTTATTTGCAGAAGCTTTTGGAGAAGATGAAGAAGAAGATGAAGAACAATCAAACAAGCAAGGTAGAATAGCTAACGGTATGGCTGACTCGTTACTTAGAGGTTTAGGTATACAAGGAGCCGCGGTGTCAGCACTTAAAAATTCTTTAATAACTATAGCAAATGAAAATGATAAAAAATCACCTAAATTTGTAAAAGCTGTTTATGATTTATTTGATTTTTCTCCGCCGTTAGATTCTAAGTTTAGAAAATTAAGATCAGGTGCTAATACTATTACATGGGAAAGAGAAAATATCAAAAATAAAGGTTTTGATTTAAACAATCCCGCATATCTAGCTAGTGCACAAATTGTGTCTGGTCTTACAAACTTACCTTTAGATAGAGCTATACAAAAAATGAATAACATTAGAGCTATAATGAGTAATAGTTCTCAAAACTGGCAAAAAGTAGCGATGGCCTTAGGTTGGTCAACATGGGATGTAGGCTTACCATATTATGGTGTAGAAGATAAAGTTGAAATGACACCTCAAATGATACTTAAAGAAAAAGTTACAACAATGAAAAAAGAAACTAGTACTAAACAGCAAAAAGAAATATTGCTAGAACTAGGATTAACTAAACAACAAATAAAAGCTTTAAAATACGAAGAAGCAAGAGTTAAAAAAATAATCGAACTACAAGAAAAAAAAGATGATAGTAAAAATTAAAAAAGCATGGAACTCATTATTATACAAACTAATGTTTAAACACTACGAATAAAATGGCACAAGAAATAGGCGAAAAAACTCAAGTAACACTTGACCTTAAAACTATAGGAACAATAGTAGGATTTACTATAGCATTAGCTACAACTTATTTTACATTAAAATCTGATATAGCAATCGCTATGACAGAACCCAAGCCTGAAATATCTAGCATGGAGTTTAAGTACAAAGATGAACTAATAAGATCTAACGTTGAAAAAGTAATTGAGCAAGTAGATAATATTGAAAAAGATGTTGATGAGATAAAAGAAATGCTTAAAACATTTGATGAAAGATTATACAAAATTAAAAACTAATGAAACATGTAATAATAATAGTAGGACTTTTATTTACAACCTTAAGCTTCGGCCAATATAAAGACGATATAAGCGTAGTACAGTTTAGCGCTAAGTTTTTAGTTGACAAACAAATATCATTAAAAAAATTTAAAGAATTTAACACGCATACTTTATTTATAAGCGAGCATGGTAAGTTTTTTAAAGAAGAAGAAGTAGAATATTTACCAACTATTATAATATATAATAATGGTGATCTTGTTTTTAGAATAGACGGTGGTATGTCATTAGAATTGCCTGAAGATACTGTTAAGCAGATACAAAAAGAATTAAACGAATTACAATCAAATAAATTTTAAATATGAAAAAACTTATATTATTAGTTATGCTACTATGTAGCTGTGGAAGTTATCAATATGTTAATGATACTATGCTTGTAACGGAGACAACAGACGTTTCTATGTTTAGCAATTATGATACTAATATTATACGTTTTGTTATTAAACCAATAACACCAAGATTTTATTTTGCTAACAACTATGGTTACTGGGGCATGAGACCTTTGTGGTTAGATTTTAATTTTTATCATGGTAACTATTATTCTTATTACTCTCATTTTTATAGACCGTGGAATTACTGGGATTATTACATGAGACCTTGGACACAAGGACCTTTTAACAACCAAGGTTATAATGTAGTTTATAATTCTAGCAGAAGAACTAGTATTGAAAACAATATAGTTAATAGACCAAGTAGATCTAGAGTGATTCTAAATAAGAAACCAGTTGTAAGCTATAAGCCAGTTGTAGAACCAAGAGTTAATTATAATAAGCCAAAACCTATTTATAATAAACCTAGTTATAACAAACCTAGCTTTAATAGTAAACCTAGTTTTAATTCTAGACCAAATTATAATTCAAAACCAAGTACTAACTATACACGTCCTGTTGTTACAAGAAGTGTTAAAAAAGGAAACTAATGAAAAAACTTTTAATATTAGTAATGTTATTTAGCTTTAATGCTGAGGCTCAGTTTTTAAAAGACATATTTAAATATAGTACTTTATATGCTAGCTATGATCAAAATAATTCTATACAACCTGTTAAATCATTTTATGTAACACAGTATAATTATTTAGAAGAAACTACACCTAGAATACCTAACGATGCTACATATACTTTTGGTTTAAGAAAATTAGCATTTTTTGATTATGAAGATAAAGATAGATTTTATGATGGCACAGAAACTAACATAGGACAAAAAAGTAATGAAGGCAACACTAATGGCCTAGAGTACTTATTTGAAATGTCTAAGGGTAAACAACAAGGAGATGATTTTAGGAACTCTAAGATCTTCTTAAGATATCTAGCTGATAATTATATTATAAAACTTGAACAAACTAAAAATGAATTAGTAGATTTAGATTATAGATCTGCAGATGTAAGATTTAGATTACCAATAGGTAAAAAACTTAGTTTATCAATTGGTGGAATATATAGAACGTATCAAAAAGCTTATGGCGTAAATCCTATACAGTCTTACTTAGAAGAAAACCAATGGTGGAATTTAAGTAGAGATTACTACGGGCATAGTGATATACCTTATTCATGGGAAAATCTTCAAACAGGTGAAACAGGTATTGACTATTTTTGGTATGACAACCAAGGAACGTTACTTTCTAATTCAGATCTTGATTATAGAAATAATATATTTGGCCAACTAGTTAATAGTTACAATGAAGAGCAGTTAGAATTAATATCAGGTGGCTATGCTAACTTATCAGGTATTATCGGTTTAGACTATTACCATTATCGTAAGTCTTTTTGGTTTCACGCATATGGATCAGTATTGCCAATACATAAAACTTTTGCTAAAGAAGATAAAGATAAGTATTCTTACGAATCATTTGTAGGTAAAAACGATTGGATTGATTATTCTGTTGGTGGCCAATTTGGTTTTAAACTAAATAAAAAATTAGGATTATTTACAGAAGTAGCAATACAAAAATATTGGGATAGAAAAATAGAAGTACTTAAAGCAGGTATTAACTTTAAATTCTAGTTATGAAAATAAGCGATCATATTACTTTTGCTGAAGCGATACATTCGAATACAGCTAAAAGGTATAATATAAAAAATATACCTAACGAAGAACAAACTAATAACATGAAAATGTTAGCTGAAAAGATTTTTGAACCATTAAGATTATGGGTTGGTGGACCAATAAAAATCAATAGCATGTTTCGTTCTGAAGAATTAAATAAAGCCATAGGAGGATCATCTAGTTCTCAGCATTGTAAAGGTATGGCAATGGATATTGACGACGTCTATGGACATAAAACTAACGCAGAGATGTATGAATGGATATGTAACCACTGTAATTTTGATCAAATTATATGGGAATTTGGTGATGACAAAAATCCAGCATGGATACATGTTAGTTATATAAGCGTAGACAAAAATAGAAACAGAAAATTACTCGCTGAAAAAGAGTTTGGAAAAACAACATATAAAATAATTAAATAATGAGTAGATCACCTTTATTAAAAGACTGGATACAAGATGTTAAAAAAAGCATCAAAGCTAGAGGCACAGAAGGTGTTTGTACTGGCGATAAATTTGGTGGACCAACTTGTCCTCCAGGTAGCAAAAGATATAACTTAGCAAGAACATTTAAAAAAATGAATAAAAAATGAAAACAAATAAAACACCACTTAACAATCAAGATAAGGATAGCCATGAGTTTGATCACAAACCAGCTCAATCAGACATAAATATGGCAAAAATTGCTAATGCTAAAATGAAAAAACTTAGAGATAAATCTTTTGACCATCAGTTTAATAAAAATGAACGATTACCTGAAGTTGTTGTAAATGCGCCTAAAAATTATTCACAAATAAAAAAAAGAGACGGATCTCAACTTATGACTGCTAGCGAGGCTAAAATTACAGATGAAACTGGTTTTAAACCTAAAAGTGTAAAAGATAGAGAATTTAGAGGAGGGCCTAATAGAAATACAAGAGAAAAAGATAGTATAAACTCAGTTAATGCTTTTAAAAAAATGAAAGGCGATTACATGAGTAGAAAGTTTAAAGGAAATGACGAAAGACTTGGTCCTATTACTCCTGAGCAAAACAAAGCTGAATATGATAGAGAAAAACTTGAGTTTTATTATAATACTGATGAAAATAAAATGAAGATGATACCAACTGATGATGCTGAACAAAGAGATTCAGTTTTTATGGGTAATTTAGAAAATTATCAACTAGCTCCAGATAGAAAATCTGCGTTAAATATGTTAGGTATATCAAGAAAATCTTCACCCTTAGATTGCTGGACTGATTACGAAAGAGTTCCTGGAACAAAAGAGTTTAGCAAAGGAAGTTGTAGAAAAAAATAAAACCATGTATAAACAAGATAAACATCCTTTTCCAGTCACTTCATGTGGCAGAAGAAGAAATTATATGATGTCTCCTTTAAACGCTAGTAACGAGCCTAGAAAAACTACTAAAGGTAAAGGTAGAAATTTTAGAACAACTGAAGAAGGAGCAGGTATGACTGCTAAAGGTGTTGCTAGTTATAAAGCTAAAAACCCAGGTAGTAAGTTAAAAACTGCAGTAACAGGTAAAGTAAAACCTGGTAGTAAAGATGCTAAACGTAGAAAATCATTTTGCGCAAGATCAAAAGGTTGGACAGGTGAAAGAGGTAAAGCTGCAAGACGTAGATGGAAATGTTAGGAACAAAATAAAACTGGGCGTACCATACCCAAAAGTTCCTGTAACCGAAGAAGGGGATCACTTACGTGGTCCCCTTTTTCTTTTTATCCATCACAAGCAACACAGTCTTCCATAGCTTGATTGGCAATATCGCCACGTAAGACTGATTCTGTCCGCATATAGTACAAAGTTTTAATTCCTTTATGCCAAGCATCCATGTGAACTTTATTAATCCACTTTGGTGTTGCTTCACTAGGGAAAGCTAAGTTTAAACTTACGCTTTGATCTATATACTGCTGGCGGATACCAGCTTGCCTAACCAACTCTAACTGGTTAAGTTCTTTAAAGGTTTTAAATACTTCTTTCGTATCTTCGCTTAAACCTTCTATATCTTGTACCGAACCTCCATCGGCCAATATTTTGTCCCATACTTCTTTTGTATTTAGTTTTTGTTTCTTGAGAATAGCTTCCAAAGTTGGGTTTTTACGTATAAAAGTACCTTTAGCACTTTGTTCGGTAAATATATTGGCGGCCCAAGGCTCAATACCTGGTGACACGTTTCCACTAAGCTTGCTATTGCTAACAGTAGGAGCAACAGCACGTAAGTGAGTATTACGCATACCAGTTCCAACACACCAAAGAGGTTCTCCATAAGCGTCTGCAAGCGCCATGCTAGCTCTTTCGCTTTCGATTTTAATTTGACTGAAAATTCTTCTTGTTTCATATTGTGCTAATAGACCTTCAAATGGTAAACCTTTTTCTTGTAAATAAGTATGCCATCCGAGTACACCTAAGCCTAATGCTCTACCTTTTTCAGCAGATCTTACAGAATTTTCAAATCCTTTTCTGTATTTAGCTTTTTGTATAAACTCTTCTAACACACCGTCAAGAAACCATATCGAGTCATGTATTATATTAGTATTTTTCCACTCATCATATTTAGCTAGGTTTAAGCTAGATAAACAACATATAAAGCTATGATTCTCATCTGTGTGTAATGTTATCTCACTACAGATGTTAGTCATATGTACTTTTAATGCGTTTTGTTTATAGGCTGCGGGGTTATTCTTATTTGTATTTCCCTTAAAAAGGATATATGGTTCTCCAGTAGCTTTACGCTTTTGAAGTAATTTTCCCCAACGTTTTCTAGCTTCTGCATCTCCTTGCTCAAGTCTTCGCATGAACTTATCGCCGACAACAGCGCACTGATGCAAGTTAAGTGATTGACGATTGACGTCTCCTTTAGGTTCACGTATTTCGATCCACTCTTCGAAATCGGGGTGTTCAATGTTAATATTAACCGATGCAGCTCCTCGTCTGACAGATCCTTGATTAGTGGCAAGTATTGTTGAATCGTAGATTTTACAAAAAGGCACAACGCCGTCACTTGTTCCATTTCCTTTAATTTGTGCGCCAGCGGGTCTAATTTGATTTACTCCGATACCAACTCCGCCGCCGTGCTTAGCAAGTAGCATCATCTCTAGATTTTTCTGTCCTATATCTATTATGCTATCAGCTACATCGATGCCAAAGCAACTAATAGGAAGGCCGCGATCAGTCCCAGTATTACTGAGAACAGGACTAGCAAGACAGAGCCAACCATTCCATATATACTCAAAGAAAGTTTTTTCAAGTTCTGGTTTGTCAAGTCGTTTTGCGACTGTGTTACATACCCTTTCATAGGCATCTTTAGGAGACTCGCTGCCAAGAAGATATCCCCCGGCGATAGTTTTTTTGTAGACTTCAGTGTCTCCCCACTCTGGATAGTCTGTTCCTTTTTTCCATTCATTATTCCACATCAAGTTCTAGTTTTTTTTCTTTTGGTTTTGACTCTTGTTCTCTTTCTTGTAATTGTTTAAATACTTTTTTCCACTCCTCTTCACCTATATGTAATTGAAAAGCTGTTAATGTTCCTCTAGTCATACTGTCTAACTTTATAAAATCTTCTATAAGTTGTTTTACAGTTTTAGTTAGTATTTCTACTTTTTGTTTTAATTTGTTTTGTGCCATTATAACATTTTTATTAAATGATTAATCCATGCTGTTAAACCGTTAAGATTTAAAGCCACTAAATTCCATTGTTTTCTTGACGCTGTCTGTATCATTACACAAACAAAACCTACTATAAATAATCTAGGTTCTAACGTCCATTGTCCAGCGATTAAAAAAGCTGCACCAAAGTATCCTATACGTGATGCAACTTTTTGATATGCTGTAAGTTTATTTGTATATCTTAAAAACTTTATAAGTCTATATTTCCATCTTCTTTTTCTTTCCATTACCAAATGTCTTCGAAATCTTCACCTTCATTTGCTTTACTATAGTCAGTCGGCCTAACAGCGAAAAAATCAGTGTGAGTGTGACCCCCTGTAAGATGGAAGAACCAATCCAGATTAGCCGCTGCTTCTTTGTCATAGTGGAATAATCTTCTTTTATCCGTGTAACCAAGTTCTTGTAATTTGTCATTAGCTCTTTTTCTTATAAATTGTTTTAAGTCAAATGATCTCATACCTTCAATATCACCCATTTCAAACATCTTATCTATATACTTTTCTTCTAACTCAACCATAGTTTTAGCAGCAAGATAAATATCTTCTTTGCAAGCATCTAATAAGCTATTGTCTTCTTCACACATGTGTCTAAACAATTGACAACCCATTTTACTGTGTAAGCTTTCGTCACGTACAGACCATTTCATTTGTTGTCCGATGCCTTTAAGTAAATTGCGTAGCTGAAAAGAATAAAGTACAGCGAAGGCACTATATAAGCTAACGCCTTCTGCAAAAGCAGAGAAGATAGCAAGGGAGGTTCCGATACCCACAGCATTGTTGCCATCATAAGCAACCAAGTTATCAAAACGATCGGCTGTCGCAGGTTCGTGTAAAAACGCTTCATAGTTTTCTAGTTTTAAAGTTTCATTTAAATAGCTATAAGCTACAGCATGAATTGTTTCTTGTGACCCAAACATCATAGCCATTTGTTGTATTTCATGCTTAGGAAACCAACCAACTACTTTTTGTGTCCAGTAATCACTTACAGCACATTCAGTTTGAGCAAAACCTAATAGTATATTACCTACTAAATGTTTTTCTTCTGCTGTTAGCTTTTCATTCCAGTCTTTTACATCACCTGACATAGGTATTTCTGTATGTAACCAAAATGCCTGAGCTTGTTTTAACCAACCTTCTGTATAGTACTCAGGATACTCAAAAGGTTTATACGGTATTCTGTTATCAAATAATCCCATTAGTTGTCGTGTATTTCTAGTGATATATCAACAAAAGGTATATATAAAACATAAGTTGTTTGATCAGGTTCTTCGTATGTTCTTATACCAAAACATATTCCAGGGTAAAAACCTATACTTAAAGTCCAGTTTTTTATTTCTTTATCCATTTATTGTTTTTTTATTAATTACTATAGGTGAACCATCTTTGTGAGATGACACAAAATAAACCACGTCGTTTTCTTCTACTATAACATCACTAACATCTTTAAATGTTTTAGGATAATTTGTTACAGCATATTCTTTTATTTTATCCATAAACTTTTATATTATATTTATCTTGTTGTTCTACTAATTCTTTATATTTAATTTTATTTCTCATTGCAAAGCTCCATTTCCACCATTTGTCGATTTGACGCTCTCTGTATTTGCATCTTGCTAAGTGTTTTGCTTGAGCAGGATTAATCTTATTGTTTCGTCGCATTCTTTTTGATTTTGTGGTTTGTATAATGTCCAGTTAACCGGTTGTTGAGTTATAAAATTGTTTTCTATTAATAGTCTTTTAAATAGCTTCCAACGTATTGGAAATGATTCATTAGCTCTACCTTTAGTTTCAATAATAAAATCTTTACCTATAAAATCAGGTGTATACTTTATATTAAGTATTTTTTTATTACCTCTATTTTTATATTCTCCTTTGCCATTGCTTTGTCTTTCTATAGACTCTAAATCAAACTCAAATGATGGTATTAATTCAAATGTTTGGCCTTCATATTTAGCTTTGATTTTAGCTTTTTTTAAAGCCATATACATATATCGCTCTAAACCTGAGGCAAACTTAATACCATCGTAAGTTATTTTCTTAGATTGTACTGGACCTTTTTTACGTTTAAAAGATCGTTTCATCGTAAATGTTTATATCATTTATATTATCATTTACTCTTCTAGCTTTAGCATATATAGCTTCTTCAATTTCATCACGTAGACAATGTCTAGCTGATTCAAGATATAATATAGCATCCATTAGTTCTTCTTGTACGTCAACAATAAATCTACCTAGATCTTTTTTCTGACCTTCAATTTCTTGCATCATTGTAGCGCCATATTTCTTTTGACCTATTAAGCTACGTTCGTCCATCTTCCTTAGTACGTTTTGTACTATCTTATCTTTAGTTTTAATCTGCATCTTTTACGAATGTTCCATTAATCATTTTACCTGTTCTTGCTGCTATAACTTTGTAAGCTTCATCAATACAATATTCTATATCATATCCTTGTAAGTGAGCTAGGTTTGTAAGTACTACAACCATATCACCTATTGCATCTACAATTTCTGGTTGATCATTTTTAAGTAATGCTTTAGCAAGTTCACCAGCTTCTTCTTGTAATTTAACATATTGTGTATGTGGATTGCCTTGTTGATATAAACCTCTTGTTGCTGCCCAGTCTCTTATAAGATCAAATCTTTCACAACCTATATTGTTGCTTATACATTTTTCTTTTGGATTATGGTCAGGATTAAAATAAGCTTCATAAAAAGCTTTATTATATATATAAGATCTATCATTGTTAAACATAGATCTTTTAACGTTGTGCATTATCCATTTAATATTTTCTTTTGTTATTTCAAACTGGCCAAATGTTGTTTTCCATTTTAAACCTATGTTATCCATCAATTGTCCTTTTAGTTTGTTAACTGGACACGGGAAAGTTGAGGTCTGCTCTGTAGCGTTTATTTTCATTTTATTAAAGTTTAGATTTTTATATTTTTTTAAATCAACCTTATAGCCATAAGACTTTTGAAGTTCTATTTCACGGTCTGATATATAATCTATATCGTCTGACTGTTCAAGAACCTCATACTCTGTCTCCTTATAGCCTTGCATAAGGGTTACTCTGTGGTTAAGATTACGTGTTACGCCTATCTTTTTACCTGGTATGTGGTATAAATAATACATATTTTAAAGTTTGTTATTATATAAATGTAAGTTGTGTGCAAAGTGATAATAAGTACCTATTTCAATAGTTAATCTCTTAGCAACTAATTGTTGTAACATTGAGAATTGATATTGATCATTACAGAAACCGTACCAGATGTCATTAGAACGCATCAGAACTGACATGTTTAACTTATTGTCTAGTATTGTAAACTGAACTGCATAAGTACAAGGTGTATCTTTTCTATATGATCCCCACTCTTTAGCATCATATATACTTATTGCTGCGTGTCTTGTATTTTTATTCTGTCTAAGCTTAGCGCATACATAATCTATTTGATTATTACGTTTCCACTGATAACCATAGTTAGAATTAACATTACGGTTACTGTCTGCCATCTTTTCCCATATCGGTGGTATTTTACCATATATCTGACCTAGCTTGTCTATACTACGATCGCCTGACTTATACCACTCCCATTCTGCTTCAGCATATTCTAAGCTCCACTTACGCTCTTTATTTGTAATGTGGTTGTCCATAGGGTTTGCAATTGTAAAACCTATATTGAATAAAGCTTTAGTATCATCAAAGTCTACACCATCAATTAATATTCTATTAAGTTGATAAGCATAAGCTTCATTTGCATTTTTAAATAGTGTTCTTGCCATATTTATTGTAATAGTATTTATAAAATTTAAATATTTCTTCCCATATCTGTACTTTTTTATATAGATACGGTGATCTGTTTTTTCTGCCGTTTATTTCTATGTCTATGTACCATTCATATGTACTGTGTGCAAATGGAGATATTTTAATTCCATTGTTTATACACCATTGCATATGTTTTCTTTCTTCTGACGTAGCCATATAATGACCCATGTTAATTTTTCTTACTCCCACGGCATTGCTTCATTTTCATTTACAGCATTTGCATGAGGTACAAAACAACCAGACCTTGGTTCCCATGTGAAATGAGCTTCAGCACCGTTTTCACCTAAGTTCTGAAACTTAACTTTTAGTATCTTTGCTTTAACGGTTTTTTCTTCATAGTTTCTGTGAACTAATATACCGTGATAGCTAGCATCGTACCATTCACCACCACCTTTTATATTATACATTGTTGGCTCTTCCATTCTACCGTCTTTGTCTTTGTACATTTTTGTAGGATGCGCAACTACAAAAACTAACACGTCATACTTCTTAGCAAACGTTTCTATTTTAGTTAGATATTCCATCGTGTAACGGTTAACATCTTCTGTCTTACAGTCTACATCTCTAACTTTGTTAAAAGGATCAATTACTAAACATTTAATACCTTTACGCTTTACTAGCTCAGCACCTTTACGTAATACAGATTCTAGTGTATAACGTTCCATATCGATAAAAAAGTAATTGTCATTTACATGGCCTGCAACTCTGTTCCATTTGTCTCCGTGTATATCTTTAGACGATGGCATACCTTGCCAAGTCTTACGCATTAACTTGTGCGCATGTAAATATGTAGGAGCATTTTCAGGCGATGCAAAAGCTGTTTTCCAACCATAGTTATTATTATAACCTACAACCATCTGATCAACAAAATCAGACTTACCGCTACTAGGTATACCAGTAACAGTAATAAACTGACCGGTGTATGTACTAAAAATCTCGTCAAAGTTACTAAGACCGACTTGATATCCTTTTTTAAAACCGTTACGTACAAAGTCAGTAACCTCGTCTTCGATATCTTTGAATGTTGTAACATTTTCAAGCGGTACAGGTCTTGCCGTATTGATACGCTCTTGTAGTTTTTCTTTGCCATATTTCTGTAAATATTCATTAGCATCTTTACAATCATCAAATGATACTAGATAACATACTTCAGCGCCTAGTCTACGAACTAGCTCTGATTGTAACGCTTGACCTGCTTCATCTGAATCAACTGCTAATATTATCTTTTCTTTGTCTTCAAAATAATCTATACAATTATCAAGATAATCTAAGTTGTTAGAATTTAATGTAGCACCATTAGGAACTGATATTGAATTTTTAATACCAGCTTCGTGTAATGCTAACACATCCATTTCACCTTCAGTTATAACGCAAGTGTCATAACCTACTATACTATTTATATTATAGAATACTTTTTCAGCACCCTTATATAATTTAAAGTTCTTTCTGCCATCGCGATACTTAACATTAATAAGTTGATCGCCCATGAAATAATTGAACTTTATTGTGTTCTCGGTTTTACCGGTTTGCGGCATAAACTCAGAACCTTCACCGACGTTTAAGTCAGTCAAGGTTTTCTGAGATATCCCTCTTGTTTCAAACCAACCAATTACTCTAGTTGCCGGTGGTTGATACGCAGACATTGTAGGTCTTACATATACTTTTTCACTAGCTCCTTTACGTTGATACGTATGTAATTGAAAAGTTGTGTTACAATTGTGACAAGTACCGAGACCACGTTCCCAATCATAAGACGCGCATTTGGCCTTTTGATTTTTAGGTTTCCTATCATGAGAACACAAAGGGCATATACCCTGTGTCTTCTCTTCTAGGCCATGTTGATTGAAATCATCAATCAAAAATCCATTGATCTCTTTGTCCTGCATTTAATTTAATTTAAAATGGTAAATCGTCTTCTACTTCTTGTTTTGCTTGTACTTGTGCTTGTTGTGGTTGATCTGTTCTTGGTGCTGCGTTTACATTATCACCGTTAGTCCATACCACTTTTACGTTTCCTAAATAAGTCTTAGCTACTTTAGCTTCTCTTTCTTCTTTAGTTTGATCCACTATAACTGGACCTTGATTACCAAACTGATCAACTTCGTCGTTCAGCGTAATCGTGATTGGTAAGTATTTACCTTTTTTACCTATGATAATCTTATCTTTAGGTATTTCGTTAAGGTTAATACTAGCTTTAATTATTGATGCCATATTAATATGCGTTTACTTGGTTAAACATTCTTGTTATTTGTTGTTTTGTTGCACCAGTATTTCTTCTTAAGTTATCTACTGCTTTTACATGGTTTTGTCCTGTGTAAAAATTGTTGATACTTGTGTTGATTCCTGATACTGTGCAAATTTGTTTTCTAGTTCTTGCCATGGTTTTAAAGGGTTTTAGTTAAAAAATATTGTTTAGGATCAAAGTCCTCTGACTTATAAAATAATTCATAAGCCTCGACTGCTCTTTTTACTTTATCTTGACCTCGTTCATAGAACTCAGGTGAGCAATCAAAGATACCTATTTGATGTGTGTTTTTATCTATTGCAATGAATAGCATTTCGTAACCAAATAGTTTACTGTAAATATAAGCTTGACTGTCGTAGTTGTACTTAGATGCTGAATACTTAAACTTAGTGATATCTGCTGTCGTCTTCAAATCAATGATCAGCTTTTCATCATGGTTTACAATATCAGCTTTACCTTTCCACATCTGACCTTCAAGCTCTGTAATTTCAGGTTGTTCATATTTAACATTGCCTGATCTTATTAAATCTCTACATACTTCGTTGTCTAGCATCTTTTCTGTCATTAATTCAATTTGATCAACCTCATGTTTTAATAAACACATTTCACCGCCTGAAATCTCCTTGTATGCTTTAGTATTTCTAGTTGTAGCTTCTACTATCTTAAAATTCTTAAGCTTGTCTGGCTCAAGTATTGCTGTGTGAAAGTATCCACCGACTAGAAACGCAGGTCTTTGTGCTTGCTGCTTTCCTAAAGCTAAGGGATTGGTTAATAGCGTCCCGATATCTGAATTACTAAGATACTTTTTACCAAAGTCTCCGTAATAGTTTTCATCATCGACAAGACGCTTTAATACCTCTTGTTTGTTCATACTACAGTGTTGTTAATTGTTGTTCTACCTCTTGCGATAGACTATACTTGGCTTTTATAGCCGCTACTTTACCACCTGCTCTTACATAGTCCTGAGCTTTACTAAAAGCTGGATCTTTAGTTGAGGTTAAAGTTGGTTTGTTTGTTTTTGGCACAAATTTCTTTTTGCCGTGATCATTGGTAGCGTCACTATCAGCTGTGTCATCAATTAAAAATAAATTACCTAACGCATACTTTTTTGCATACGAAGATGCTGAACCAAATTGCTGTGGTACGTTCATACCTTTTTGGTTCAAGTCTACACCAACAATTGCTGTTGCTTTTTTAGAATCTTTACCGTCGCTTAACGTTGCGGTTGACTCTAATATAGGCATTACACTATCAGGTGATAAGCACGTTAGTCTTTCATTAATTGTGACTGATACTCCTAACTCTAAGAGAAAGGGTTTTGTTGCTTCTAGGATGTCTTCGGCTGATCTGAAGTTGTACTTGCCGAAGGAGTTAAATCTACTCTTTTTCGATTTAAACTTTGTTTGGATTGTCGCTAATTTTTCGTTTATGTTCATTCGTTCTTGGTTAAATTGCTTATTAATATAATTACATGTATTGGATTTAATTTACAGGTAGTCAAGCACTTGCGAGTGATCTACATTGTCTATTAATTTCTGTACTGCTTGTTTTTTTAGTTCTGATACTCTTACATAATCACTTGCTCCTGTTATACCTAAAGTTAATGCTATATCTTTAGCTGAGTGTTTATCACAGTCTAAACCATAGCTTAATCTTAATACTTCAAACTCTTTATCGTTTAAATGTTTTCTTAACAAACCTACTAAATACACATTCATTAGTTGTATATTATATGGCTCTGATTTATCAGGTATTTGATACATAGAGTTTTCATCGTCTGTTGGTTGTGCATCAATAGATAAAAATATACTATTAAAAAACATTGCAACCATCTTTTGATCTTTACCATTGTCTTTACGTATTTCGTTTAGCTTGTGTTCTGGTATACGTATATCACCTCTGTTTTTATCTACAGCCCTACGTATAGCTCCTTTAATTCTTTTGCTAAAAAAAGATTTTAATGTTTGTTCTATATCTTTTTCAGGTTTCCAGCTATCGTCTTCGTTTTTTAATCTTTCCCAGTCTAACTTGTCTACAGCTTTTGTAAGACCTGCGCTACCTTCTTGTATAAGATCGTTAATACTCATAACACCTGATGCTTGTTGTGTTGTTGAAAACTTACGGGCTATATTTTCTACTAGAGGTAAAAACCTAACTATTAAGTCTTTTCTAGGTAATTCAAAATAAGCAAGTTCTTCGTCAGGCATACAAGCTTTAACGTCTTCTTTATATCGTATGTAATTCTTTACATTATATTTTTTCATTTAATAGTTTTTTTTCATGTTTAAGTTCTTCATTAATGTTTCTTAATACTGTTCTTACAGAGCAGTCTAATAGTCCTGCAACACGAGACCAAGTTATCTTGTTGCCGTTATCGTTAAGATCAATCATACACTCATACACATCATCTTTATGTACTTGTTTAGATTTACCTAACAATTGTCCTACGATTTGCATTTTAGATTTAAAATCTAAACCACAAAAGTCTTTAAATATTATTTTACGTGCTTTGTTACGTGGAGCATATACGCCGCCATAAAAAGTACTTTCAATTATATTTTCAATGCTAGCTTCGCCAATTTTAAATGTAATAAAACCATTAGCTTTATCACATATAAATCTGATGATTCTAGCATGTGTATTCATGTTCCATTTGTTTAAATATCGTAATACTAATGCATGCCAAGTTAATGACTTATAGGACGTTATTTTAGACTTACTATTAAATAAATGATAATGCTCATGAGTACCATCTTCGTAGTAATCGAAGTGCTCGGTACTATAAGTAGGATCATCATTTACAGGACTACGCCTGTATATAATCCTATTGTCATTTAAATATTCTATTTTCCTATGTGACATTAGCCTGTTACTCTTTTATTCTTATTAGCTTTTGTCACCCTTGGTTTAACAAAATTTTTAATTTTGGTTCTTGTGTTGAAAACGTCTGTCTCAACTAAATGTTTGTATAATTTTCTTCTCATCTGGTCTAAATATTAATAGTTCGTCTTTTGCTGCTACTGTATACTTTTCTTGCTCGTAGTAATTCCAATAAGCAGTAATACTACAACCTGGAACCTTGTATTGGTCTGGCATACATTGTGGAGGTTCTTCGAAAGTACTGTTTGGAATACCTGGAGGTATAGTTTTTAATATATCTGCGCATTTTGTAATTGTTAAATGTATTTTGTTATATCGTTTTGTATATTCATTACCTAAAGCTATCATATGATCATACAGCCAATTATACTGCTTTATATTTTGTCTACACCATATAGTTGACGGGTGGTTGTAATGTGCTTTTTTATACGGCACATAATCTCCGTTGTCATAATGATGATGCGCAGTACAAAGCATCTGGGCTGATTCTAAGATCATTTTAACCACATGCTTATTGTATTGTATCTGTGCAGCTTTTACAGGGTCTGAATCTAAATAAAATATATTCATCTGTAGTGTTCGTCTAGTAACTTGTTAGCAACTTCTATGCTTATCATGTTATCGTTATATAATTTCCATATTAGTCTACTCATAGTTTCTAAGGCATTTGTACATTGGATGTCTGTAACTA